TCAGCCTTGTAGGCGTCATACGTCATGCTGGTGAGCACAAAGCAACGCTTGGCATCTGCCTTATCTTGCCGCTTGGCGCCCAAGTCGAAGTAAACGCTAGTGTCAGCGTCAAAGATCGGCTCGATACACACACGCTGCTTGTCGTCCTCAGGGTCTTCCTCGTTCTGATACTCAGTCCTAAGCCTCCACGCCCCGAAACCACCCATAACAGCCTCTTCAAAGGCGTTATCATAGGCTTCCTCTGCACCTGAGTCCTGTTCATCAGCCCTATACAGCCCTGCACAAGTGTCTGCGAGCTTGTCGTATTCTTCTCCTTCTTTGGAGGCAAAATTAACTGTGATCCTGTTGTTACGATATTCGTTAATGATACGAAGCACCGCCATGTGGATCTTGTTTACCTCGAACCTAGGCTTATTCTCGAACTGATCGCCAAGAGGGCCTTCCCATTGTGCGCCGGCCAGTGAGCAAAACCTGCGGTCCCCAAGGCAGTTCATGCGCTCTTGGTACATCGCGCCCTGGATCTGATCGAACTCAGCGCGGGCAGCTTGGTGAATTAGGGAAAGTTTGTCTTCTGTCATCTCTTGAAAAAGTTAATCACTGGCATCACAAATGAGCTATTCCTCTTTGTACCATACTTAGATGGAATAGCAGCTCTACTCAAGCCACTAACTACTAAATACCGTGTCGCGTCCATCAAATGGTCGTTATCTTTCACAACCTTCCCCTTTTCGTCTCTGCGATAAAGGCGAAATTCCGATAGCCAGTTCCGAAGATTCGGAAAAACACGCAGCTTGCCGGCTGACATCGTCTGCCACACCGTGTACAGCCCACTCTCCACTGCGTTATTCGCGAGGGTTATGTCGAGACCGTGCCTGCGGTACATGCCAAGAAGCTGTTGCCCGTCAGTCTGCGCTCGACCGCGACTGGCTGGATCGATTACCCCCGGCATCTCGCCACGGGCTTTGATTGCTTCCGCGTGCAAAATCGGCTCTGCTTGACCGCGATAATACTCTGAGTAGAGATAGGTCACCTCTGTATCCGGGTTAGTAGCGCCCCAGATGACAGCAGTCCTATTCCAGCCTACGTCCATGCCGTAGCACCTTCTCCAGTGTTCTGGAATAGCAAACTCTTCACAGATGAGTTCACTCTCTGGCACTGGGTAAATAGCACCAGCTCCAAGCTGCGGAACACCTTTAGAACGAGCGTCACGTTGAAAAGGCGGAATGGATGCCCAAAGTTCATCCTTCTGTTGCTTAGTCAGGTGCGGAACATCGTCCCAAGTCGCCATGCCAACGTACTTGCTGCCGTTAGCCTGTTCTTGGACTTCCCCATTGGGCATGAACGATAAGACAGTCTCGCTCATCCCCATAAGAGGCGTGAAGGTGAGCATCGTCATGCCATTGTTGGTCATGGTACGGAGCAGACACTCTGTGTAGACATCCAACGGAGGCTCTTCATCTAGCCAGATGACATCCTGTTCAGAGCCTTGAAACGCTTCCCGGCGCTGGTCGTAGGACTTGAAGGTGAGCCTAGACTCTCCTCCACTTGCGTGCCTGACAGTAATGACTTCGATAGCTTCTGCTACCCCAGCCTTGGCAGTAGTCTTGATGAGATCAGCCTTGGGGATGAGTCCCGTGCCAAACTCCCCAGGCGGCCCAAGCAACTTCATCTGCAAAATGTCACGAGTCGTCTTGCCAGTGTCCCCCGCTGCCCATGCACTGACCGGCCGATCAAACTTCCTGCCCTCCCACCAAGCAGGATAACGGCCTGTCATGTGCAGCACCATCTCATACCCGCCAATCGACTCAGTCTTGCCAATACGGTTGGCAGCCATCATGAGGCGCTCCCTATACCGTGCCCCAGCCGTAAAGTAAGCGATATGCTTGGGATACAGTTCACGCCGGTACTCGCCGGCGTCAGGGAAGTAAGTACCGATCTTGCGCTCCTTGCGGCGCCTCAGAGACTCTTCTAGCAAGAGAGTCAACTCCAAGTTCTTGTCAAGATTGTCGAGAAGATCACTCATACAAAGAAAAACCCGGACACCATCACACGATGGGCCGGGTTCCGTTTTCCGTTTCCCCAGCCAAACCCCCGGGTTGACTGGTTGAAGCTAAACCTTGAGAGATTCTTCACTTTTGAGCAAGTCCTTAAATGCGTCGAGAGCGTCATTTTTTATCGAGTGCGGGCTACTCCAAGACTCCCTAAGCACACTAGCCAACAGCACTGCCATCTGCTTCCACGTCTCTGCACGCTCGTGTTCGTTGCATAAATCATTGGCAAGACTAAGGCTTAGAAAAGTGTCCTCATCAAGATAACTCATATCTTCATCACGATGATCTTGTACTCGACTCCATCGTCTGGCCCGCCTTCCAGCTCGAAGGTGAACTCTTCGTATTCCATGTCTCTACTCATGGAATTAAGCAAGAGCGCATAGGCAATATCAGCAGCCTGTTGTGCTTCTTCTGGGATAGAGTTTAAGTCCATAAAATGCCGCCGGTCTCTCCCGACTGTCACACCATTCATCGCTGCAGGCGATGCACTATCGGGCTGAATGCCGTGTCTGTGGCAGGTGTCGCGAAAGTAAACTAAGCAGCGGCACTAGGGTCCAAGACTGCGCTGGGCTGATCTTCTGGAAGAGGACCAGCGAAGGTCTCTACCAGAGTCTGGCCCGCTGGGGTGATGGGGACCTCGTCTGGGGTGATGCCGGCCTCTGGGGTGAGGGCCACTAGGAAGGCGTCTACAGTAGCCTTAATCGCCTTTAGCGCCTCACGCTGCTCTTCCACCTTAGCCTCCAGCGTAACCCTGCTCCTACGCATAGCCTTCTCTTGCCGAGTCTTTACAGACTCAACCATCCAGGCTGCCTTGAGAGCTGCGCTAACGGATTTCTTTAATGCACTAATCTGGGGATTAGTTTCTTTGCGAGTACGAGGCTTACGGGTCTTAATGAGTGTTTCCATAACTCTGGGAGAGATAGCATGAAGAGAGGTTTGTGCAACTGGAAAAAAGAGGGAGGGGGGGCTGGGCTGCTAAACTGAAGAGCTAAGGGTGATAGGGGTACTGGTTGAGGATGTACAGAAGGGCGGCTGCGTAGGGACCTCGACTTTCTTTTCTATAGGAACTGTCCTGGGGGTGATTACCCATACTACGTATAGTCAATGTATATCGTTCTGGTATACTTAAGACCAGTGTACTATGATCTGCACACTGGATCGGTAGGATATGCGCCACCGTAAGTCCTTGCAAATCAAGGAAACGAATTCTACATGATATACGTTGTGTGACGTTATAGCTTCTCCACCTCTGTTGCCTCCTCTGTAGCCTCTACAACCTCCGCCTGTACATCGAGCACCGGCTGACTAGTCAGGCCATCAGGCGGAGCCATTAAACCCGCCCGTTGAGCATCCTGTAGAGCCCGTGCTGTTCTGGCCTCTAACTGTGCGTCCGTTAGTTCTGTGAGTGCGGCTAGCAGTGGCGAACCGTCTGCGTTGGCTAGTTTGGTTGGTAAGAGGCGAGAGAGCAGAGCGCAGAACGTCCTAGGATCGGTCTTGCCTACATGCACGAGATAGTCCGTGCCTCCCAGCTTATCGAAGGCGCGTTCGATAGCGTCTTTAATCGCCACAGTCTGCCGATTCGGAATCCCCTTCCTGCTGCCGCCAGTCAGTTGATGCTTCCAGCGTGGCTCTGTGGCCTGTTCTGCCGCCTGTTCTGTGTCCGTATTCATGCCGTCATTCTCGCGACACTCTGCCGCTGTTTCACTAAAAATTTTTCACCCTCACCAGGCACGCACCTAAATATTTTTTATCTACACAAACTCCACGCATCCAACCCCTTCCCAGTCTCCCCTCTCCACCTACACAAAAAAAGCGTACAAACCTCTTGCACTCCCTCTGTCTCCTGCGCATATTCAACGCATGACAGCAATCCAACTCCCCACCTACCAAGAATCCCTCACAGTCGCACGCGAGCGTCTCGCTCTAGCTCTGACCTTTACAGACAACAACCCCCTGAAAGCTCAAGTGCTCAACGGCGCAAAGCGGGACATCGCCTATTATGAAGCCAAACTGGCCGAGTGCGCACGCCGTGCCAAACTAGCAGCCGAACACGCTACCGATGTCGCCGCATATAAAGCGCTTCCATTTTTCAAGCGCATATTTGCACGCAACCCTTCTTGCTAGCCTCACCCAACCCAACCCAACCCAACCCAACCTATGCTGTACAACATACACGAAGTAACCCAAGCATGCCTTTACAACTGCGCCCCCCATCTTGTCGCTGTCGTACTTGGAAAGGAGCAGGCCGAGTGCTTAGTAAGTGACTTAAACCTTGAGCACGAAGGCTTTCGCTTTGTCGCAACTCTCCGGCCTCTTACCGAGCCACTAACTCACTTTGTTGACTCCTCTTTCGACTTTCGCCGCTAACTCTCCCCAACCCAACCCAACCCAACCCACACAAAATGACAACAACCTACACAACTCCAGACACTCACAGCTATCCTCGCACACTGCGCACAACCCTCCCTTTTCCTTTATGGAGTGGCGCTTGCATTCCCGCAAATGAATGGGAGACAGGTGTTTTTCTAACTGCGGTTTATTGGCAACCTCGTGCACGTCGTTTGATAATCCGTACAGTCTCAACGTGGATTAATCCGAGCACACGCCGCACTATTGGCGAAACATTCCGCGAAGTGGAACCCTCTGAGTTTGGCCGAGTTGCTGGCCAACATTGGAGCATTGAGGAGCAGCTTTATGAGGCCGGCCTAAAGGCTTGGGTGCTCAACTCAATCTAACCCTCCCCACAACTCCCACAAATCCAACCAAATCCAACTAAATACCCCAAAATGTACATCATACACGAGTCCTCTGACCTAGTTTGCATCGCAACCGCAGACTCAAACAACATCAAGACCGGTAACATGATCCAACTGTGGATTATGTCTCGCAACGTGCACCCTGTAGAGTCCCGCCGTACGGGCCACGATGCGACTCTGCAATGCCAAGGTTGCCCCTATGCCAGCAATCAGGGTTGCTATGTTTCCCCACTAGCTTTGATGGCGATTTACAGAGCATACAAAGCAGGAAGCTACACGCACCTTGAATTCGGTTCTTCCGAATGGGCCGCTTTCTTCCACGGCGCATCGGTTCGGTTTGGCGCATATGGCAACCCCTCTATGCTGCCCCTCTCCTTGGTCTCTGACATCGTCGACAGAGCATACTCCCACACTGGCTACATGCATGACTGGAACCTTATGCCAGTGGAGCTGGCGAAAGCATACGGCCGTTTCTTTATGGCCAGCACAGAGCCTAGCAACGTGCAGTTTGCTCAAAACCTTGGATTGCGCACCTTTACAGTTGTCCCAGAAGCACCTTCTGACCGTTCTTTGGGGATCGAATGTCTCTCTGACAAATCAGGCCTCCAGTGTATCGACTGCGGACTCTGCGATGGCAACTCCCGCAGTTTAAACCGTTCCATTCCTTTGCCTTCCATTTGGATTAAGGCGCATGGATATCAGACCGGCAAAGCAATCGCAAACCTCCTAAACTAATGGATCCCATCTTACTCCTTAAAATCACCGTTGCCCTGGCCGTTGCATTCACCTTAATCTCAACCGCTTACGCTTTGCTTTCAAAATGAGTGCCATCCTTTACCGTTCCGGCCGCTACTGGGTAGTTAACACTGGCATGAGTGCGCACGTTTGGAACACTGCCCGCGATGCTCGCAAGTGGGCCGCAACTCAAAGGCTAAAGGTGCAAAGGGCAAAGCATCGCGACAACTAGCAAACCAGCACACAACTAAGCGCAAGTCCGAACAAGGGACTCTCCGAAAGGAGGGTCCCTTTTTTGTATTTACACTGTCCCTTTCCACCCCTTCCCACCCCTTTTTCATATACGCTCCCAGAACGTACAAAACAGCCCCTTAAAAGCCTCTTCCTCTCTTTCCACTATGGAGACCCTGCCAGCAAACAAAGCACCACCAGAACCGGCCTTCCTGCCCCTAGAAAGCACCCTTCCAAGGGTCTGGAATGACCCTAAAGACACCCATAGGCTGCCCTAGGCACCCCTCAAAACAGCCTGTTTCCGTAGCCAAAATCCTAAAATCGGAAATTGGAAAACCAAAATATGAAAAGTCATTTTACCCGGTGAAAACGGACCCGCCCTGGAGCTGGCTGGCTTGGATCATATCGGTGCGGTCACCGATATGGTTCACCGGACAATCTGGCACACGCACGAAGATTTCCCTAAAGACCTAACCTCCCTTTTCCGATTACTAGAATCGGAAATCCCTGAACCCAAAATACAGAATCAATTTTACTTCCCAAAAGGGGACCCATCCCAACCATACCCCATGAAACTAACTGACGCTCAAGTAAACGAACTGATTGCTGCACGCAAAACGTCTCTTCAGGACCACCTAGAGCCTGAGCAGATAGAAACATCTGTAGCTAACTGGTGCGACCCACAAGGCGTAGAAGATCTAGTGTGCGACAAGCATCTTTGGGACGAGCTAAACGCGCTCGACGCCTACATGAGTTCCAAGCAGGTCAATCGTTACACTGACGAGATCAGCCTTGAGATCTACAAAGCTGTTGCCCGTGAAGTCCGGCAACACAATCCCCTCCTTGCAAAAGCCTTCGACCTCACCAAGTAACCATGAGCACATCCCGCTACTCCAAACCTGACATCGCCTCACCGTCTCATACAGACGACTACCCTGAGCCTCACATGAAACTACAGTTCCCTCCTCACCCCAACACGCGCAAGTGGACAGCAGTCAAACTGGTCACCATTGCAGCCCTCCTGATGCTCGACCTGCTCGCTCTAATTGGCAGCGCAAACCTAGTCGAGAGCCTCGGCCTCGTCATCCTCGTCATCGTCAACCTCTGGGCCCTTAACTTCACCCGCTAATATGAGCTTGATGAACGGCAACCCGTACTACTCGGCCCCTACGAGACACACTCGCTCTTTGGGAGACAAATTTATCGAGCAAACTGTGCCTGCCGCACCAAAGGGAATGGAAGAGATGCCATTCCTTGTCGCACGAGCCATTGCTGTTGGGCTGATTAAGCCACCTGAAAAAGAAGAGCCAGAACCAGAGCCAAAGAATCCAGACGGTTCGACTCGTAAGCAGCGTGTTGCGGACTGGCAAAAGATCACCTGTATCAGGTGTAAAGAGCCGTTTATCCGCATGGCCATGAAGTACGATACCTGTACAGAGTGCCGGCTTCAGAAGTCCTGTACTGTCTGTGGCACTATGTTTCGAGCAAAGGAGCGGTGGCTCAAGTGCTGTTCTGACGAGTGTGTCAGGAAGTCGTTTAAGAAGCCTGTGAAGCTCCGGCCGATTCACAACTGCACAGTGTGTGGCTCTCAGTTTGAAGCTAGGATGTCTGGCTCAGGCTGGTCCAAAACGTGCAACACTGAATGCGCTAAGGCTGTCAGAGACAACCATCACGCTCAAAGGCGAGCATTGCGGTTAGCTTCCAAGGACGTTAAACAGTAGTCGTCTTCCTAAACAAAGAGGGCGTCCCAGTTTTCCGGGGCGCCCTCTTTTTGTGTCTGGATAGGTTCTATTCCAACTTTGGTCTTGGAACTCCAGAACTAGACATCTGTTCAAAGTCTTCCAGCGTCCATCCTTCACGCATCATCTGGACTTCCAGCCTAAGCGCCCAAGACTCCCAGCGCGATGCACGCTTGTTTGCCTCTTTGAGTGCAGCTTTGAGTGTCTCTAATGCGAGAGTGTGCTCGATACGTTCATGTGGTGCCATGCTCATTCCTGCCTCCCTTCGATCTCAGCGATCTCATCCTGGATTTCCTCAATCTCCTGCTGCAGCCTTGACGCAATTGGCCTAAGGCTTGTCAGGTCATCAATCACTGACATTGCCCGGTGCAGTAACTCCCACACCAAATCGAGTTCTTCCTTCTTTTTCATTTATGCACCTCACGCTTAAGAATGTCTACGGCTACGGCAAGCTGACTCCATGTCAGTAAACTCTGCCGGTTTCGTACTTGAGGCTGCCCAATCCTGAGCAACTCTGCCGCTGTCTCCACTGCAATGGTGAGAGCCTCCTTTAGGTCAGCAATCTCATCATCGAGTTGCGCCATCGTTTTCATTGTTTCCGCTGTGGTCATATTGCTAGATGTCATAAGGGGCCTTCACGGGGCTACCAAGGGCCTCTATTGGCAGTTTAGTTAGCTGCTCAAAAGCATGATGCAGGTCTCTGCGGTCATTCATAAACTGAGACTGCGTTCCCCAGTACAAGTTCACGCTTGTAGCGTCAACGTGGTCGAGGAGGCAGATTGCCCCTCTGAGCTGGCCTTCAAGTTCGTTGGCCCGTTGAGCCAGCTTGGTGATGGTGCGCTTAAGCACTGCGATCTCCTCAGGAATGATTACGTCCCTGATGAGCGAGTTGGTGTGGTGTGTCGTTGTCATCAAAGTTGGTATCGGCTTGGGTCGGCTTGGACTTTAGGAAAAGTTTTCAGCCTCTGCTTGCCTGCGCTGTTCCGCAATCGCCTCGTCAGCCTCGGCAGCAATTGCACGCATTGCCACCATGTACGCCCTGTCACGTTCTGGCAGGTGCGAAAAGTCGTGGATAATCTCCGGGTTCTTTTGCTGACCACTGCCGCCCGTCAAGGGCGAGCAAGTGGGCTGCTTTTCTTCCTTCTCTGATTTATACGCGGACCCCTGAGGGGCCGCTATAAATCTGTTCTCTTTATCTCTAAAGCGCGCCTGTGGGGCGTTCACCAGCCCTGACTGTGAGGCGTTCACGAGCCGCGCCTGTGGGGCGTTGCCATGCGCCTGTGGGGCGTGGCTAATCGAGGTCAAAAAAAAGGCGTTACGGGTTGCTCGATAGCCTCCGTTTGCGCCGGAAAAGATGCGCACTAGACCAGCCTTTTCAAGTTCAACCAGAGCCCTGCAAACAGTCCGTTGAGAGCATCCCACATGCTCTGCGAGCTGCTCATATGACGCCGAAAAACGTCTCTTGTGTTCGCTTGCTGCTGCGCTCTGGAAGTGGGTAAGTGCGCAGTAAATGGCATATGCATTGATGCCCAGCTTGCCTGCTTTGACGGCAGCTTCGCGAGTCTGCCAAGCAAATGGCCCTTCGTCTTTGGGGTTCTCTAATCTCGGATTCATAGTTGGTTCCAAAGTGTTCTAAATGCTAGTTCTGCTGTTGCCGGTACTACTCCGTTGCCAAGGAGGCGCAACTCGTCTGTTCGATTGTCACAGGTGACGCACAACTTGGCATAGTCCAGCCTACTGGAAGATTCATTAAAGTTTCTACCCAGCGACTGTTCAATTTCCCCGGTGTTGGAGTCGTTACCATCTGTTGCCCCAGACTGAATCCCCGTGTTTTGCCAATGCTTGGAGGAAGTGTTGTCCCATTGTCCATCCAGTCCCTGCCAACTGGCGTTGCCCACGACTCTAGGCGGCTCCCATGCGTGCTGTGGTTGCCCTGGTCGGGCGGGCCATGCTTGCCCTTCTCGAACTTCTGCCGCGTTACCTCTCCTCTGAGTGCAGGATGGTTGCTCAAGGCTGTCTGTCCGTGATTGGCCTGATTCCCAATCTTGCCGGCTTCCTGCACCGTTGGCGTTGGCCAGTTCCCCGCTTCGGCCTGATCCACTGCAACCGGCAGTTGATCCACTCGGCTCTTTCCGTCTAGCCGTGTCAAATAACCCGGAGATGTACCCTTCCAGTCCCTTGTTGCGCAAGTGGGCCATGATGAACACTCGTTTGCGCTGGTGGCTCGCGCCGCACTCAGACGCGCTGAATACGCCTGCCGTTGCCTTGTAACCCACACGCTCCAACTCCCGGAGGACATGAAGCAGAACGGGCGTTCCTGCTGGGTCGTTCCAGTGGTCTCCAACGAGTTTGCTGGAGATGATTCCTTCAACATTTTCAAGGAAAACAACGGAAGGTCGGCATTGTCTAATTCCCTCCAAAATGTACGGGAAGAGGTGTCTACCGTCTTCGTCTCCGGCTCGTTTGCCGGCGCTGGAGAATGGTTGGCACGGGAACCCGCCAGAAAGAACGTCCACCTTATCTCGAAACTCTTCCCATGGGAAGGTCTTAAGATCCGTCCATATAGGTGCTGGGTCCATGAGTCCCGCTTCCATTTTTGCAACCAAGTTCGCAATGGCGAAGGCTTCGATCTCACAAAGAGCGACTGTGCGCATAGTTGGGAGGACTCGTTTAAGTCCAAGCTCAATGCCGCCGTATCCGGCACATAGGCCGAGGTGTGTAATTGTTTGGGTAGTATCCACATTATTTTTTCCGTTTGGGTTTCTCTTCTACTGGTTCTGGCTTGTAGCACTGCTGCCAAATCATGCCGTGCCTATCTGGCGTAGGACTGTGTCTGATGTAGATCTTCGAGGTAGGCGCTCCCTTCTCAAAACACTTGATATTAGAACGCAGGCGTCTCTTTGTCATAGTCAGACTACATGTCAAAGGCTGATTGTCCTCTGTCTCGACTCGCTGCAATGTGATGACTTCCCGTGCCCAGTTCGTCAACGCAGACGAGCCAAAGCCACTGTAAGCCAAGTCAGAATCGGTTCGTGCAGATGTCTCTTTGGGCTTAGGAAGATGATGAATGATTGCCAACAGCACCCCGGTCTTCGAGGAGATCCTGTTGAGTTCATTACAGAACTTTGTCACTAC